TGTTTCAACACCTATTGGACAAGAGGTTGGTGTATCTGGTTCACAATTAACTTCTACTTCAGGAACAGCAACAGTTGATGATACAACACTAACTGGTGAAGGTTGGGGTAGAGGAGAATGGGGTGAGTTTGCTTGGGGAGATAATTTCTCAGTTCAAATTACGGGTATTTCACTTACATCTTCAATCGGTGAAGAAACAGCATTTACAGATGTTACTGCATCTGTCACTGGACAACAACTAACTGCCTCTTTTTCTCATCCATCTTTTTCAATTCAAATTGACTCAGATATATTTGTACTAGCCTCAGAAGATCAACTTGATGCTTTGACCTCAGCATCCACAGTATCTGCTGATGCGAATGTAAGTGTAACAGGTATTCAATCTACAATGTCTCAAGGTATAACTGTTGGAGGTCTTAAAACTCCAGTAGATGTTACAGGAATACAAGCTACAATGACTTTGGGTTCTATAACTTTGATTCAATCAACTAATGAATCGGTTACGGGACAACAGTTAACAATGACTCTTGGCCAACACGCAGACATACCAGGTCAAATTATAGGTGTAGGTGGGTTACAATTAGCTAGTTCTATAGGATCAGTAAATGTAACTGGTCAAGCTAATATAGATGTTACAGGCATACAATTGACAGCTTCAGTAGGAAGTCTTATTATTACTGCATGGGCTGAAGTAAACCCAGGAGTAAATAATAATTGGACTGAGGTTGATCGAGCTGCATAAATGAGGTATTATTTAAATTATTTAGGAGATAAAATTTATGACATCTAGTTATTCTACAGATTTAAAACTCGAACTAATGGTGACTGGCGAAAACGCTGGTACATGGGGAGATAAAACAAACACAAACTTAAACGTAATTCAACAAGCTATCGCTGGTTTCGAACAAGTAACACTTTCAAGTGGTGGTACTTTAGCACTTGTAATGTCAGATGGTGCATTATCTAACGCAAGAAACATGGTAATTAAATTTGCTACTGCAACTATTGCTGCTAGCACAGTTTGCACTATTCCAAATTCAATAGAAAAATTTTATATATTTGATGCAACAGGTTTAACTAATCCAACAAACCTTACAATTAAAACTGCATCAGGAACAGGATTTACTTTAGATGCTGCTAAAATTTACGCAGCATATTCTGATGGAACAAACTTAAAGGAAATTTCATTAGATACTTTAGGTGGTACAGTTGCTGCGGCACAAATTGCTGACAGCGCGGTTACTACTGCAAAAATTGCAGATGATGCTGTGACTTCAGCAAAAATTGCTGACGATGCAGTTGTCGCTGCAGGTATTGCAGACAATGCTGTGGGCACTGCTGCTATTGCAGATGACGCTGTTACAGCAGCCAAATTAGCGAACACTGCAGTCACTGCAGCTACATATACGGTTGCAACAATAACTGTAGATGCTCAAGGAAGAATTACTGCTGCCGCTTCAGGAAGTGCAGGTGGTGGAAATTTTGTTCCTACGTTAGCAGAAAGTGGCCCTGCTTCAGGAACATACACAGCTAACAATGCCGCAACTTTTGTTGGTGCTTATATTTATGGAGCACAAGGAGGAAATGGTGGAAGTGCCACAACTCAATTTGGAGCTGCTTCAGGAGGATCAGGCGGAGTAGGTGGATTTGGTTTTTGGGGCGCACCAATATCAGCACCCTACACATCTCCTTATAGTGTTGGAAACGGAGGAAGTTCCGGAGGAAATGGAGCACCCACTGGAAGTCCAGGAGGTGCCGGAGGAGCAACAACATTAACAAACATTGGTACTGCGAATGGTGGCGGAGGAGGAAATGGTGGTCAAGGATATAATACTCGTTCACCAGGAAACCCAGGTTCTGCAGGATCTGCACCAGGAGCTGATTCAACATGGACTTTAAGAAGTGTATCAGTAGGAGCTTTTTTTGGAGGTCCTTCTCCAAGTAACATGCCTTCTACACCTAATGATAGCAATGGTGCTCTCGTAGTATTTGAAAATATAGGAGCTTAATTATGGCAATATTTGTTTTTCTTAAAAATTCTGATGATGTAGAAAACTCTATATTTTGTATAGCGGCTAATCAAACTGTTTTAGATCAAAATAAAAATTGGAATGAAAATATTTATGATGTATTAACTGTTAGCGATAATGATTTTAATGAAGTTAAATTAGGAAATAAAATTATTAAAAGCAAAAATGGAAGTACAGTGACTTATGAAACTCCTGTATATAAATATTATTTAGCTAAGGACATACAGGCTGCACTCGATGATAAAATTAATACTTTTAAAAAATATGTTGAAGAGCACCCATCTAAACCATTAACACCTACTGTTAATACTTGGCTAGATTATTTAAAATCTTTAGACCCAAGTACAATGGTAACTGAACCTTCAGCGGATGCTACTTTTGATAATGATACGTTAAGTTGGTCAAATGGAACACCTCTAACAACATCGATTGAGGCTTACGCAAATTCTCAAGGACAGACAGTAGTATCTCCATTAGAATTAATATAGCATTTTTGTCTTTTTCTTGTATAAGAAGTAATGTTCAAAAAAATTATTACTTTTTCTGCTCACAAAGATTATGTAGATAATGCTGATCCAAAAGACTTTCCGGTTCCGATAAAAACAAACATCCCAGAATGGTTTAAAAAATTAAATCATAGTCATGGCTTACAAACTGTAAAGGGTTGTATGCCTTTTTTAGATACACTAACCACAGGTTATCTTATAAAATTTCCTCAAGATTACAGAATTAATCATAATGATTTTAATAAAGACCTTAATAAAAAAGATAGTTTTGCCCATACTTCAAATATAGATGGTAATTATTTAGCGACACGTCAAATAAATTTAACAAATGATCCTGTAGCCAATGTTCATAATACTGAACAATTAGAAGGTTCACCACATTTAAAAAAAAATAAAAATTTACCTTTTTATAAAATTTTAAATCCTTGGATTATAAAAACACCTCCAGGATATTCTTGTTTATTTATATCACCAATGAATAATCAAGATGATAGATTTGATATTATACCCGGCATAGTAGACACAGACGTATTTACACATGAAGTAAATTTTCCTATTGTTATAAATGGTGATAAATATGAAAACCTTAAAGCACATTTTAAAAAAGGGACACCCCTTGTACAAGTAATCCCTTTTAAAAGAGACTCTTGGAAAATGGAAATTAAAAAATATAAAACTGAAGACGTTATAGGTAAGAAGATGATGTATTTTTTAGAATTATTACACAAGTATAAAAATAAATTTTGGCATAAAAAAACATGGACTTAAAAAAGTATATTGGAATATATGAACAAGTTTTTCCTCTTAAAGCTTTAGGTATTTTTTTAAAATATATAAACACTTTAGATTTTGAAGATGCAGCTGTTGTTGGTAACAGCAAACAATCAGTTATTAGAAAGGATATTAGAAATACACAAACAAAACCATTATCCAGACACTCTAGTAGTATGACTGAAGTTCATTGGCAGAATCTTCTTATAGGAACATTCGCGAAAGCATTTAGTGATTATGCTAAATCCTTTGGTTCAGATAAAAATTTTATTAATGATATTACCGATGTGCAAATTTTAAAATATAAAGTTGGAGGTTTTTATAAATATCATGTGGATCACTGTTCACAAAATCCTAGAACTTTAAGTGGAATTTTTTTATTAAATAATGATTATGAAGGTGGGGAACTTAGTTTTAGAAACTTAGATAAAACAAGTGAAGAAATCATACCTGTAAAACCAAATACAATAATAGTATGGCCTAGCAATTTTTTATTTCCACACAAAGTAAAACCAGTTAAAAAGGGAACAAGGTATTCGGTAGTAGCATGGGGATTATAGGAAAAGATTTTAAGTATAAAATATTAGATAATTTCTTAAATAAAGAAGAAATATCTTTATTAAGAGATTTTTGCATTATAAGACATAGGTTGAATATTAATACCTTTGATAGTTTAATTCCAACTTTAGATACAGCAGCTCATGGCGATCCTATAATGGATTCATTATTAATTAATAAAAGAAATTTTTTGGAAAAAGAATCAGGCTTACAACTTTTACCAACTTATTCTTACTGGAGAATGTATACATTTGGAGCAGAAATGTTTAAACACAAAGATCGAGATCAATGTGAAGTTAGTGTAACCGTTACAATTGATTCAGATAATAAGAAAGAATGGCCTATATATTTAGACGGAAAACCAATTGTATTGAAAGCAGGTCAAGCTATTTTATACTTAGGTAAAGAAATAGAACACTGGAGAGATGCTTTTGAAGGGGATTGGCAAGCACAAACATTTTTACACTATGTTGATAGAAATGGTAAATATGCTAATAAATTTAAAGATGGTAGACAATTTTATGGTATAATGAAGGAGGTAAAATGAAAATAATACAAAATAAAGATGGTAGTGCTGAAATGGTTTTTTCAAAAGACGAGACTAAAGCTATAAGTAAGTACAATAAATTAACTATGAGTAGTGAAGTTTTAAGACATTTTGGTAATTGCTTAGTAAAAATTGTGGCAGATTGGAACCAAAATTTTAATGAGGAAGTAAAAAACTTGAGGACTGATGATTCTAAATAGCAGTCTTTAACGTAAATACTAAGCGTGTTATAATGTTTTATGCCTTTAACAAAAGTACAAATAGCACCCGGATTTAATAAACAAGTCACACAAACAGGAGCTGAAGGTAAGTGGACTGATGGTGATTTTGTTAGATTTCGATATGGACTACCTGAAAAAATTGGTGGTTGGGAGCAAATCATATCTGGAACTTTAGCAGGAGCTGCAAGAGAACAATTTGTTTGGGCCGACCTTGATGGGAGACGTTATGCTGCAATAGGTACAAATAAATTATTAGTAGTTTATTACGAAGGAGCATTTTACGATATTACTCCTTTAGGTACACCTTTAACTTCAGTTACTTTTGATACTGTAAACACTTCAGCAACTGTAACTGTAAATAAACCTGCACATGGTCTTGAACCTGGAGATATATTTATTTTTTCATCTGTAACTCCACCGTCAGGTGCTGGATACACATCAGCTAATTTTACAGCTAATCCTTTTCAAGTTGTTACAGTTCCTGGTAGTGATGAATTTACTATTACAATGGCAAGCGCAGCAGGAACAACGGTCAACGGATCAGGATCAGCAACTGTTACACCTTACATCAAACCAGGAGCTTTAGGATTTACTTATGGATTTGGATGGGGAACTGGGTTGTGGGGAGGAGGACAACAAGTATTTGGAACTTTAAATGGAGCGTTACTGAATGATACTGCAGGAACCGGTGGATCGGGAACCTCAATTACTCTTGCATCTACTACAGGATTTCCTTCTACAGGAACTATTAAAGTTGGAGCTGAATTTATTTCATACACTGGTATTACTACAACCGACTTAACAGGTATCACTAGAGCTACAGCTGGCACAAGATCGGCACATTCTAGTGGAGCTGGAGTTGAAGTTTTTACTGGATGGGGTGTGGCATCTTTATCACAAACTTTAACAACAGACCCTGCTTCATGGTCTTTAGACAATTTTGGTGAACAATTAATTGCTACTATTAAAA